AATAACGTTTATTATACATATACAATATAAAAAAAAGCTTGACCGAAGCCAAGCTATTTTTAAAAAAAGGAGGGGTAAATATTTTTAGAAATTTAGTATACAGTAATCTGGTTGAACTGTTACTTGTAATTCCTGAGCAGCGTTTTCATTATCCCAGTTGTAATCTCCAAAAGTAGCTTCTGTAATTAAAGCTCCTTTAATAATCCATTCTGAGACGATATCACCTACAGGTCCTAATACGTTCATAGTTAAATCTTTTTTATAGAAATCACTATATCCGTCTCTACCTGTTACTGATTCGTGGTGTAATCTAACCCATTCCATTACAGCTTGTGCACCACTTGGAGTAATTGGATCAAATAGTGTCATTTGAATCGTATTCCAAAGTGTTTTACCTTTAACATATCTTGCAACGTTAATGTGGTTTAATTGAACTGTACCTTGAGTTAATGAAACAGCTCCCATACCTTTAATTTGGTATGAAGGAATCCCGTCAACGTATAGGATAAACCTATTTTGTTGCTTTGGTTCAAATGCTGTATAAAATATTTCGTTCGGGTCTAATACTGCCATTGTTGTTTATTTTATTATAAATATTCTATTTTTTAATTTTTATTCAGGAAATGTTGCTCCAGTTGGTAAAACATTGAAATCTAGAATTACGAATTCTGCTGTTTTAGTTGGTTGTAGGTAAATTTGTCCTACTAGCTCATTTCTATCTATCACGTCTGGTGTGTTATTTGAAGCATCCATTACAACTTTAAACGCGTATAAACCTTGTCTTTGTTGTACACTTTCTAAGTATGGATTAACTTCTGCTAAGAATGCATTTCTTGTTGCATTTGTATTTTGTTCAAATACTAAGTTATCTGATACTTGTACAATGTATGATTTTAATGCTATTAATAATCTACGTACATTTACTCTATCTAAAGCACTTGCTCTTTTCTGTAATGTTTTCTGTCCAAATACTACAACTCCACTTCCTGGGAATGTTGCAATTGGGTTAACATTTGCTTCGTATAAAGTATCTCTGTTTCCAGATGTTAATTTTCTTTCTGCTCTAACTACACTACCTAAAGCTCCTCTAATTAGACCTGCTGGTGCGAACCATGGATCTGAAGAAGCATCTGTAAATGCGTATACTGCTGGTATATATGTTGAAGCTGGTGCCCATACTGTTTGTCCAGTATTTGCATCAACTGTTTGTAACCAAGGCCAGTATGTAGCTGAGTATGAAGTATCGTATGACGATGCTTGTGTAGTTACTGAGTTAATTGTTGAATTATATGCCACTAAATCAATTACTGAGATACAATCCGTTCTACTTTGTGCTAAAGCTACTATTGAACTAACTTGTGATGAATGTAAAGATCCTATTAATCCAGGAGCTGATATTACATTATATTGATAATCATCTTTGTTAGTTAAAATATTAATTGAAGCAGTATAACTATCTGGGTTAATACCCTGGATATTTTGTGCTGTAATATTTTCATTAAATTTAGCATCGTTGTTTATAATATTTTTACCTGTAGCGGCTGCAAATGAACCTGATCCTACTAATGGTAAACTTCCTGTAAATGCTGGTTTAATTGAACCATCATTATTGAAATATTGTGGAGTTGGAGTACCAACACTATCTACATAAACATAAGCACTTCTACGTGGGTAGTTACCATTTGTTTTTACATAGTAATCAGCGCCATCTTGCTCTATGCTATAATAAGTATCTCCAATTACTTTACCAACATAATTAACTGCTGTTGGGTCAAGTGATAAGTTATTATATGTTTCTAAAATAGCCTTTTGGTTATTAACATCATTACCGCGTCTAATCAATAATGAAAATTGTCCTGACGATGTATTTACTGAAGCAATTTCCCATCTTAAGTTATCAGATGATCCACTTACTAATGAACCATTTGCATTCAATGAACCTGAAGAATTCATAATTTCACCTTCAGAAATTGTTTTTAAGACAAATGATTGTTTTTGGTATTGGGTTGCTGCGGCATCTTGCCAAGCATTAGCCATGATACCACTTCCGTTTGGACCTGCTTGACTACCTGAAGTAAATGCAGATGTAAATGAACCAGATACTGCTCTTGATACTAATAATGATTCACCACCTTGAGCAAAATAATTTCTTGCTGCGATAGAATTTAAATACGTGTAATATTGGGAACCGCTTTCTACTGCTCCTCCAAAAATAGCCTCATATTGTGAAAATGAAGATACCGCTGTTGGAATTTGCACAGGACCTTTAACTGCTGGTCCGATAATTGCTGCACCAAAAGTTACAGGTCTTGATCCAATAAACGACTGATCATTTTCTCTTGCTAATACACCCGGAGATATTAATGTTTCTGCCATTGTTATATATTATATTTATTTTGTTTTATTATAAATATTAAAAATTATCTCAAAAAACTATTCTACTGGGATGATTTCTCCCTTTTCTAAATCAAGATTACCATCACCATATTTTTCTGTAAGTTCTTTGGCAAGAGCACTTTGATTTGTTCTTAGTGTTTTAAACTTTTCTAATATTTCTTCTTTTTTTTCTTCCAATAGTTCAAATTGTAATTCAATTTGTCCTAATGCTCCTACTATCTCATTTGTATCATTTTGATAGCTTTTTAGTTTTGCAACTTCTTCTTCAGATAACTTTTTATTTGCCATAATGTCTAATAAATTTTGTGTTGGTTATAAATATATATAAGTAATTAAAAAAATACACCTATTGAAGATCTCTTAAATTTCTTTTTCTATGATCATCAGTTGGATTTTGGATCGGTTGGTCTGCATCTTCTATATTACTTACTGTTTCCATTCCAATAGTAACTTTAGCTTTTGAATTATAAATTTTAGTAGAATTTAACTCTCGTTGAATTGTATCTGGAAGTATGTATCCTCTTAATCTTATATTAAAAGTACCTGTAACTAATCTATCTTTACCTGTTGTTAATTCGGTTGCCGTAGTAAATTGGTCTATAAAAGCTCTAAATTGGAATCTTTCAGGATTACCCCAATAAGCATCAGATGCATATTCACATGCTTCAATAATTTTATTTAATTGTTCCATGTAATAAGTTTGAATTATACAACTATATTCCATAGTAACATAATCTGGTTGGGCAACAACATGAAATTTTTCTACAGGTTTTCTATTATTTAATGTAGCAAAATTACTATAAAAATTCTTTGGACTATATTGTTTAGACCATTTACCATATAAGTTAGGTTGGTTAGCATCTAATTTATTTGCTACTGTTCTATCTTTAGCTATTGAATCTCTTTTAATTACAATAATAGGTAACATAATAGCACCTTTTTTATCTCTATAATACCCATCACGTTGAAATGATTTCCATCTTTCAGGGGCACCATATATTATAGGTACTTCTCTACGTTGACCATTTTGGAATACAAAAGGTTTTATTTGATTTTGGAAATAAAAAAATATAGCTTCATCAATATCTTTAATACCAATAGAATATTGTTTACTAGATTCACCTTTCATACTCATTTGAGCTGATCTATTCTGCGCTATTCCTGTATCTTGATAGTTAGGATTAACAGGCATATTCGCATCATTAGGATTAGTTTGAATCCCTCTATCTTCTATACCTCCAAAAGCTTGATGTTTATTCTCACTTAGAGTTAATTGATATTTTGGTATTGGTTTTCTTGGTTTTGCCATTACATTCTTTCTTGATATGGTGAAATTGCTACTTTGTCTGCTGGTATATAATAAGTTGAAACTAAAATTGATACATTATTACCAAATTTTTCTAATCCTGGATTAAGTGGGTTTGGTGTTCCATCAGAATCATTATTAGGATATGAAGGATTTTTACCTCCCCAATATTGGTTAGCAATTGTACTTTGTACCCCATAATATGCTTCTTCAAATAATATAATATCTCCTACTCTAGGAACAACATCTTTTTCTACTAAATCATCTCTTAAAAAATAAAAGTTAATAGGTTGGTTAAATTGAATACCTTCTACATTTTCACCATATTCTTGATCTCCTCTATCCATTAAAACATTAAATAGAAAAGGACCATTATAATATTTTTCTTCAGCTGCTTCACCATAGATATTAACTTTAGTTTCTTCTAATCTAAATTGGTAAATAGCACATTGCTGAGTAATAATATTACCCATAACCTCTCTATTTAAATGTCGCATCAGAGACCAATCTCTGATTCCAGTATACATTGCCATATTATCCTATAAAAATTGTCCAAGGGACTTGTTGTAATTCCTTCATTTTAGAATCTGCTTCATTTGCTCTTCTTTCTAAAGAAGCCATTCTAGATGTTTCATCAAAATATGTTCTTAATCTTTCTATTAAAGCAGTTTTTTCAGCTGTAGCTGCTGCTATTAAGTCTGATTGATTAAGTGTTACATCTGCGTTAGGAATAGGTATTGTACTATATTTACCTCTTACGTAACCTAACATTTCTTTTGCTAATGCTAGTGTATACTCAAATATCCATTGTCTACCTACTGAATTAATAAATTCGTATGTTGGGTTTTCATATGGAGCATTTGATACGTTTGTAACTTTATCTCGTTCTTGACTAACAGATGTATTAATTCTTTCTTGTCGTATAATATACTCAAACCAAATTTGGGGTCCTACTGATCCAGAAGGAACATCATTAAAACTTGGAATTGGGAATACTCTTAATTTATCATTTTTAATTTCAAATGAATAATTATTTAATCTTATTTGTTGATTTAACTCAATTTGTTGTATTACTGCTAAATCATAATTTAGTGGGGCCATTAAATATCCTAATCCATCTCCAAATCCACCAATACCCATTACACCAGCTGCTAATACACCTCCAAATCCAAATCCATTATAAGGATCTAAATAACGTGCAGATGCTGGATAAGGTTCTTGATAAAATACTCTTTTTACTTCAATACCTTTATCACCATAAGCTGCTGAACCCGTACCTAATGAGCTAGTTATTTGACTTTCTGAAATAAAAGTACTAAATGAATAATCTTGTTGACTTGATGTTAAATGAAATGATCCTGAATAATAAGGTACATTACCTCCACTACCTGCTTCTTCACCATATTGTTCAGTTAATCTAACAATTGGTTCAAAACTCGGTGTTATAAGCGCTTGATTTAAGCTTGACCCAGTGGTTAACCCCTCGAGTGATAATTGATTATCTCGTATTTTATACGCGTATAATTCATTACCATACGTTGTCACAGCCTCTTCAAAAGCAGTAAAAAATGATCCAGATTGTAATTCGATATCTACTAGAGGATAACCTAATCTAGCAGCACAAAATTTAGCTACTTTTACTGCGTCAGTTGTAAACTCAGTATCTGAATTATAAAAACCGAATGGTACTGCATTATCTACCCATTTAGGGCAACCATCGTAAATTGGTATGTTCATATCTAAACTATTTTATTATAAATATGAAAAAAAAAGGCCGAACTAACGTTCGGCCTAATTTTTATTTATCTTGGTTAATTACTCATTATAGAGTGTTTAAACCTGCGATATCAATTGTTCCGTAGAATTCTGGTCTAACCATCTTCTTAGCGTAACGAGTCAATAAACCTTTTCTTGGTGTAAAGGTATTTGGATCGTATACTAGAGGAGTCATGATTAATGGAATATATGGAGCAAATACAGCACCTGTTTCTAAGAACTGAGATCCTCTGAATCCTAACAATACTACGTTAGATTTCATATAAGGGTTCTTATAAACTTTATATCTTCCGTTTAACTGACCAACTTTCTGAACACCAAAAGCGTAAGTTGCTTTAGCAGCATCTCCATCAGTGTCAGCAGCAAATCCTGGAATAGATTCTAGGATAGTACCTACAGAAGGAGAACATACTAGGAAGTTTGCTCCACCTCTTAAAGTTTTCTGGTGAATGATGTTACTTAGTTTTTGGATTTTAGTTCCAAGTGTTTGGAACCATTGTCCTTGAGAGTTGTAGAATCCTAAGTTAGTTTGAGCACCTGCAGCGCTAGTAATACTAACGTTGTTTTCAGCTGACCATACTTCGTTTCCAGCAGCAGCGCTACTGATCAACATATCAAGAATTTCTAGATCAATTTCTAGTGAAATGTACTCGCTTAAGATAGAAGTCAATTCAGCTTCAGCATCTAATGCATGGTATGCATTTAAATCCTGTGCGAATTCTGGCGTCCATACAGCTTTCAATTTTCTAGTTTTAGCAACGATAGCAGATGATTTCATCTGAACGTTGATTTCTGGGATTGAGATTGATGGAGAGTTCAAGCTGTTTGGCTCTGGGTTTCCATCTTCAAAATCACCTCTGTATCTATCAGTTGGTTGTAGTTGGTAACAAACAGTGTTTGTATCATCAACTGCTACACCAAATGATTTACTTACGATAAAGTTAACAACTTGGTTAGCTTCATCCCATTTAGTAAACTGAGATAATTGGTTACCAACAAGTGAATTCGCAATAAAATCTAAAGATCCTGTACCGAATTGGAATGCATTAATACCTTCTTTATCTAAAAAGTCTAGTGATGCTACTGGTACACTTACTTTATCAAATGTAGGGAATCCTGAACTTGAAGAGTAAT